TTTATTAATATAGATATATAATTTTTAAATTCGGTTTTATATTTTTCGCGATTGACGCACAGTTGTCGTGGTGCGTTCTGTTCGATGTTAAGACCCATGACATGCCATTCGGCGTATTTTACGGGTGCGGAAGCCCATTCCGCGCTATCCAGTTGCAGACCAGCCAGCGCATCCATTGTCGGGCGGTCGTATGTAGTGCCGGTGATAGGGCATTTACCTGTACGTTTCAGTTCGCGGAGGTAAGAGAGCAGATCCTGGACGTAATCATCCATTGTCATCTGTACGTCAGCACCCAGCTCGTCATCCTGGCGAGCCGATTTAGCCAGAGAGAACGATTTGGCACGTATGAGGAAGTAGATAGCATGAGCATAGTTGACGACGTGGCTATTGGTGCCCTGTGCGTCAATCAAGATGGAGTACGCCATACACGGTGACTTTGCCGTGTTCTGGTTGCGCATGAATCCTGAGTTATCGTTGATGGTACGGATTTCGTAGTATGCCTTATCCTTAGACCCCTTTTTAGGGTCGTGGCTGATAGGCTCATAGAGTTCTGCCCATTTTTCGAGTATTGCACTGATGTTTGCTTTCATACCTTATTATTTTAGGACTATTCTTTGGGTTTGTGGATCATGTCTTCAAATTCCTTTTCGTCGATGTCGATATGTCGAGCCACCTTTGAGGTGACAATCTTCTGGACGGCTCTTGCCCATGCAGCGCCGTTGCATGACGACTCGTTTTCGAGGATAGACACCACTGTGCAAAGGATAAAGATAGCAGCTACATACTGTCCGAGGTGCAATCCTCCGAGGTGTCCGAGCAGTTGTTTATCAACACCCTCTGCCAGCAGTATGCAGAGCCATACGATAGCCAGGTCAGAGATCATCTTTGTCATGTGTGAGGACTTTAACTTACCATCGGCACCCGCATTCGGGTATTTCGCTTTCACGCGGCGGTTTAAGCGCCATGCTGTGAGGCAGTCGATAAGTACAGCGAACACGCACATGAAGGCATAGGGGAGCGTTGGTTCCAGCCATGCCCATACAATTCCCAGTCCGACTGCTATCAGTCGCGGTACTGAGCTGAAGAAGCTCTGAAAGAAGGTGTAGATACTATTCATTTTTTATATCATGTTTTTATATTGCGAGAGCAGCGAGTGGGCTGCCATTGATATCGAGTTGTACGGAGAACTCCACCTGCATGAAGTTTCCGCTTGTGCGGTCTATGCCATCCACCGTCTCATCAGGAATGATATGGCATCCTATCCAATGTCCGTTGATTTTTATCCAGGCGAACTTTGCCATGATGAACTCGTGCATAAACCACGAATGCCATGCTTCGTCGAGTGGTCCGCTGCATAGTTTCCATGTCTCGTAGTCGTTTTTCTTCGTGACGAGACCGCGAGAGAACGAGTTGAATGTCTCTTGTATGGAGCGGATGAACGACTCCTGTGTGACATTTGTCTCAGAGGTACGCAAAGACTTCACGCTGATGCTTTCGAGGCATCCGAGTCCGTTGACGAAACGGAACTCGTAGCGGTCTTTCTGTCCTGAAGGCAGTGCATACACCTGACGACCATTAACCGTCTGCAGTCCCTCGCTGACGATGTTCACCACCGACGATGTAGGACCATTGACGATGTTTCCGCTGCTGACAGGTTCGGCATAAGACTGCGGGCATACCATGCTCTCTCCGACAGCCACCACCTCCGGCATTGTGTTCGGTTTGCGAGTGAAGTGCTGTGCCGACTTGCTGCCAGAGGACAGCAGGCGTTCCATGTCTGAGTAAGCACCCATGATGCAATACTGGATGGTGTCAATCGTCACTACCCCCACGTTGTCGTGAACCTCTCCATTCTGCATATACTCATCGCAGGCCGACAGTTTGTAACCGATACGCGGGTAGTTGGCAGGTGGGGTTACCGTGTACTCATACTTATCCGCCACAGCACGTAGTGCGCTGCTGATGTCAAACGTCAGAATCTCCCCCGACTCAGCCGGAGAAGACAGCGTAAGGTCGGCAAAGTTGATATCGACCCCTTCGAGGAATGCCGATACCGTCAGTTTGACGCGATGGAAAGCACAGTCGCCATTGATGATAGCCGCTGTCACCTGATAGGTGATAGGGCTTCCTACGAGCGGTGATGCGCCTCTGATGAGTAATCCTTGTGCCATATACTTAGTTGAGCGTTAGGACCCAGCCGAGAACGACTGGGCACGGTGGCTATTTATTATCTTCGTTGTTTTGAGTTGTCACGCCTGACTTTGAGCGGTCGAGCGTTGTCATTACCTCCTTTTGTACCTGCCATACCAGGTGGCGGTCCCACTTGTTGAAGCGCGAAAGCACTTCGAGCGGTTTGAGCATGATATTGATCTGCGGTGATTTCAGGATCAAGCGAAGCAGGAAGCGTTCGCGGATGTCAGTACCACCGTTGCTACCTACGAGAGACAGCGGAGAAGAACCCAGCAGGCGACCATCAAGACCCAGAGCCATGAATACCACTGATGACAGTTCAGCCGTCTCTTTCTCGTTGGCTGCCACCACATCCTTGCTGTTGCTTTCTATCTCCACAATCTCGAAGCTCTTATGCTCCTTACCGTCCGTTCCCATGAACGTGAATGCCAGCAGAGACTGTCCGGCATTGTTGCGGTTGGCGAGCCACTGGTTAATCTGGGTGTAGAGTTTGTCGCGTATCTCAGCCTGTTTCTTAGCATCAGCCTGTGCTTTCTTAGCCACAAACAACTGCTGCATGTAATCGTTATGCAGATAGATGACACGTCCGATGACATTGCTGTTACGCTTGCGAGAAAGGCGGTCTGAGAATATCGTTGTGATGTATTCATAGATATCGCCACCAAAGATAGAGTACCAGGCAGGAGTCGGGTAATATGGGCGACCAGCGGTAGGATAGACCGTCGGCAAAACAAAGTGCGTCGGTCTGTTTTTGACAGATACATTCTTCTGGCGAGCCTCACGTACCTTCTCCTCCAGTGAAGCAAGAGGAGAGGGCACATGGAGGGCAGGTATCGCATTGATAGGCGCGTTATTCTCTCCACCCTGTTCGATGAAGTATTTATCAAGCCATCTTGTAGAGCAGTACACGAAGTTAATCTTACCCATTTCATCCATACGCTCCATGCGGGTCGTATGGCATGAACGGTGGGCGATACCCGTCACGCGAGGAGTCCAAGTCTTCGTTTCGACAGGGTTTCCATTCTCGTCGAGGTCTTGCTGGTTCAGCAACAGTTCTGGGAACGAGATACCAAACAGTTCCTGATCGAGCACCAGCGAAAGCCATGTCTGAGCGATATTGTTATTATCGAGGAACTTCTGTACCTCCTCATCGGTAGTTTTCCATACCTTATGTGCCTCTTGTAATTCCTTTATCTGTTCGTTGATAGACTCCACAAGTGCATCGTACACATCAGACTTTTTCGCGCCACGTCCCGTTACAGAGCCAACAGCAGCACCCATGCCTTCGCCCGATGATGAATCATCAGGAGTGGTGGCTTTTTGTTCGAGGTTCAGCAGCTGTGTCTGCAGGTCGATGATACGTCCACGCAGCCATTGTCCCGCATCCTTATAGCGGATGAGCTTCTGTGTGATGTTACCACCCACATACTGTGTGCAGTCGTACATCGGTTGCGGTCCGAGTCCCGCACAGAGATCCGTATTGAACTTGATACCTGCAGCCGTATAGGGCAGCATGTGCGTGAGCAGTGCCACGATGTTAGGCAGGTTGTTGCCATAGCCCCATTCTATCCATCCCAGATTAGGCGTACCAATCTTATCCACTCCCTGCTGACTTTCGTTGCCAGAAGAGAAGTATAGCGTAGGTATGGACTTACGCTGCGATTTGCCATTCTCCGTTGCGCCGGCACGAAGCTGAGAGCCGATGAAGTCGCCCCATGTGATGTCGCTTGGTCCGTCCAGGTTATAATAGGAGCGGTCGCCAGGCAGGAGTACCGAGTAGTTACGGCGATTCAGGTCAGCAGCCTTTTTTATGAAGTTGCTGACCTTTACGCGGGTGACGGGAGCAGAAGACTTTTTTGCCATATTCATTTCTTTTTTTGTGGCTGCGATAGTATCGCAGCATACGGAACTTTTTTATAGTGCAAAGATACAGATAGACACTGACGAGGACGGGACAAACTACTTTTTGCGGGACTGGGAGCGCATCTTGCGGTTCAGAGCCTCTGTTTCCTCGTTGCGTCGAGTGATGTCTTCGAGCTGCTGGAGGATGGTAGAGTACGGTTCGCGTTCGATGTCCGTTGCCGTAGAGTGGAGGTACTTCTCCAGTGTTGCCGTTGTGCGGGCGTAGAGTAAGAGCGGGTTGACAGGTTTTTTGCTTCCTTTCACCTTCTGTACTTTGAAAACTTTTGGGTAAGTCTGATGCAAGTAGTGCATCATGCCCTGCCACCATAAACACACCAGTTGCCAGTCTTTGTCGTCGAAGTTACGGAAGTACGGGCTATTATCCGAATGCTGGTTAGACTGATAGTGATAGTCCGTAATGGTCTGTCCCGTCTCTTCGTTGACGAAAGTTATCTTACGGTTAAAGATAGTTGCCAAGAAGAGCGCCTTAGACAGATCCATGGCCTTTGTTGCCTTCAGGATGTCGGTAGCAGCCACTTTTCCTGACTGTCTCAGTTCGAGGAAGTGGTTTTGCTGTTCGATGAACATCTGCATATAGTCCTGAGCGAAGCGGTAGCGTCGCCATGAGAAGCCATCCATGAACGTGTTAGGACCTTGGAATGTGACCCCGCTGGAGAAGCAGCGGACACAGCGGCGGAAGAAGCCACCAGAACGATGTCTTTTTACCGACGGAAACGGGAAGCGTTGGAGGAAGCTCTTGCTGTCACTATTCATCCAGTCGAGCATACCAGGAATGATGCGCCCTGTAGCGAGGTCTTTATGCGGAGTGAGCCAATAATTGATTTGCCAGATATAGAGCGAAAACGTATCGTCATGGCCGAGAATGGTACGGCGGAACCATGCACAGAAGCTGCGATAGTATCGCAGCATACGGAACCAGCGACTATATTCTTCATCGATAGTCCAGGGACGTAGGCGGCAGGTATAGTATTGTTCTTCGACCGGCACACGCGGGTTTATTGGTTCCAGCACTTTGATATTGGTAAGACGCAAGAGCACCCCCACCTTTACCTCCATCATGTCGAACGGATGAAAGCGGTCTATCCGTGCCGAGCAATCCGTCAGCACGTCAGCGATAGCACGTAGGACAGGTAATGAACACTGGTTCCATGAGCGAGGCAGAGACAATTCAATTTTAGGCATATATTTATGTTTTAAGACCCAGCGGAGGGAACCGCTGGGCACTGTTATTACAAGACATAGAACTCCACTTCGAGGCTGTTCAAGCCATCTTTCGCAGAGACGTTATAGGATAGTTTGTTGATGAAACCAACCATGCCGTTGATACGGAAGCGTCGCGTCCAATGGTTAGGCACGTCTGCCACCTGAGCAGCAGCACATTCAATGCGGACTCGGTATTTGCGGCGTTTGAGGATGAAGTTAGCATATTCCGATAGGAACGTGTCGAAGAGACCACGCGACTTGATTTTCTTCTCGATGTTACCCTGGCCATCCACTACGTCCGCATCCACCAATGGTGCATCAGCCCATTCCGGCTGTACCCACGAGCGTATTTTCAGAGAGAAGCGTTCGCCCCCACCGATGCCAGGAGTTACACCGTTGTAATCATATTCATTGCCCCACATATCGAGGCTGTCAGAGGTGAGCGCATAGAGACCAGCTACCGTGCGCCATTTACTGTTTCCGAAGCCGTCGTAGTTATGATCATACGTCTGTATGGTTGCATCCGTACCACCACCTCGCATAATAGCGATAGCGAGGCCCCAATCCACCGACTGCAGCGGGCTATTTCCGTCATCCGACTGTGTGGGGTCATAGTTCTCCACCATGTTATCCAGCACCTCGTCGAAGTAGAACTCCGCCACGTTAGAAGCCAGTGTCTGACGTATGCGATGCTCCAGGAACTCATGTTCCATCTGTTCATCCACGAAAGCAGCGAGGATAGGCTGTTCCTGGTCAGCGTTCAGGATAATCTGGTAGCCGTCCGATTTCATCTGTCCTGATGCGGAATTGACCTCATTCTGATAGTTTACATCGTTGAACACCATCGGTACGAAATCCGACTTTATCTCCTCGATGAAGTCCTGGTTAAGATCCGAGCAGTCGCCCAGTTCCACACCCTTATACTGTCCCACCTCGAAGAGTACAGGTTTCAGGTCCATTGCCGTTTCCGCGTCGCTGTTGACCTTGATGCGGTATTTGTTACCCGTTGCCTTATCCACATAGACGTTTGTGTTACCACTGGCATTGTTCTGTTGTGGAGTACGGAAAATCTCTTCGTAGTGCTTATCCGTGATTGTAGAACCCTGTGGGTAGTCGATGTAGTCGTAGGACGTATCATAGTCCTTTTTGCCGGAGCGGATGTTACCCTGCTGTTCCTTACTGCTGCTTTCCGCTGAGTAGCACATGCGCACACCAGTAATTTTCTCCGCTATTTTGTGCATGGATATTACACGTCCAGGGAAGTCGATAGGTTCCTGTGTATCACGGAACACCTCACGAACGTAGTAAGCACGGACGTGTTTCTTCTCGTAGTCATACTCGAAGCGGATGCCGAAAGAAGCCCAGAGGCTATCCAGTACCGTCTTTACCGACTCGTCGGGGAAGTTTTGGCTGTTGGCATACATGCGCATGATGTTGCCCGATACCGAGCGGCTACGCACGATAGACTCCACCATGATCGTGCTCACGCCATCCTTACCCACCTCTGCATGGTGGCGCACTCCGTTAGAGTCGATATAGTCCACGTTGTTGACCATGCGATTGCCTCCATCGTGAAACTCAAAGTGAGCACCTGTGCCACGCGATGTCAGCCATGCGTTAATCTGTTCTATGGTGGTGAAGTACGGCACCTGGTTCGGGTACTTATATTCTTCGTCGTACTTACAATGCGTTGTGAAGAAACAAAGGTGACGCATATCCTCCACTTGGAGCAGTTCGCTGTTATCGAACGAAACCCCCAGATAGGCAAAGAGGCAGTCGAGGAAGTAGAGCACGTAGAAGCAGATGCCCGACTGTTGACGGTCAGCATCCAACACCCAGTAAGGCCATTTGTTTTCTGGACCTCCACGTTTGGTGATCGGGTTGATGACGTTAGAAGTCTTTTTCCCCTCGTCATCGAGGCCATAATGATAGTATGCCACGCGAGCGTTGCAATACTTCGCATTAGGGTATGGTTCGCTGACATTGATAAAGCTCTGACGGATGGACGGCTTGTTACGTTTCTTGCCATCGTCGTAGTTCACTTCCGATGCCACTATTGCCTCTTCCTTGCTGCCAGTGGTGTTGCACTCAGCAGGGCACGAGAATCCCAGCGCCTGTGGCGTAAATACCACCTCAGACGAATCCGTTGCCGACGGCCATTCGTCGGTGTCCGCCTTTTTACCGTCCCATGTGATGTGGACGTGATACTGGTAGTTGATAGATGCAGAAACGGCACCAATCTTTTCGCCGATGAGTATTCTATCTTTGAGTGGGATGTCCTGACATTTCA